CTGCCTTCTGCACCATCGTCACCGGGTTAGTGACGATGCGTTGTTCGCGGACGAGCCAGTTGCAGAACGCGTGCATTGAGATCACGTATTCGTTGCGCGTGGCAGCGGCCATGTCTTTGTCTTCAGCTTTGCTGAGCCAACGGTTCATCGCGTCGCTGGTGATGTCAGCCAGCTTCTTGATCTTTAAATCTTCAACCAAACGGTTGAGTCGACACTTCACGTTCTTGCGGTAGTTCTCTGAGACTTTGCGCCCACGGACGCGTTTGATCTTCAGATGATCCAGATACTTTTCGATGTGATCGGTGATGGCTGCCTTGCTGTGTTCAGCCACTTCGATCTCTTGCGGCGTAATGAACCCGGCACGAATCTTTTCCTGTTCGGCCAGGACGTCTGAGAGGACGCGCTGGGCGGTCTGCTCATCGCGGCAGCCGGTAGAGATGCGTTTATCGTTGCCAGCATGATCGGTATACCTGGCATACCAGACTTCCGAGACGTACATCATGCGTTTGCCGTCTTCAGCCAGTGGTGCGGTTTTGAGCTTGCCGTGTTTGGTGCGCCATTGAACGGTGGGCTTATTGCGTCGGGTAACGATTTCCGCACCGTCGGGCATGGGGATCGGGTAGGTTTTCTTGTACAGGTTGGCCATGGGTATTTACGCAAGCCTTTCATGTTGGTGTCGTGTTGTGTGACACCATTCATCCTCAAATCCGCTTAAACATCAAGGCATGTCGGCAAGCATTTGAAGCTTTATTTACAGGGTTTTCCGAATGCGTCAACGGCGTCGAGTATTGGCCTTAACTGGTGGGCAACCAGCATTGATCCACTTTTCAATGACGTTGCGATTCCAGCGAACCAGCATGCCCAGACGCACGGGCGGTGGCATGCGTTTGGTGTCGCAGAGGCGGTAGACATGACGCGAACTGCAATTGAGCATCGCAGCGACCTGATCGACGGTGAGCATTACTGAAGACGGTTTGGCATCAGCGGACGAATCAATAACGGTGGTTTGAGTGATCATGGAGTCCCTTCTATATAGATACGAATGACAGATTCACAGGGCTTGCAGTAACCATCGCCACCAGATGCGCGGCAGGCCACACCATCCGGCTCGATTCATGGATGCCATACGAGATTTGCAACTGGTGCATGGACGCACCATGCCAAAGGTGGTGACCTGGATGAACATGGACAGCCATGTGCCGGGTGGCAGGATGCGACTGGGCTTTGGCGTTGGCACGTCTGCCCACTTACCCAATGGACACTTGGATGCAGGCAAACTTGTGCGGGATTTGAGATCAGCACCGTCGATGGCACAATTGCATTTGCGATCCGGATGGGACAGGCAGGCGACTGCATGTTCGCATCGACGGCAGATGGATCGACGCGTTGTGATGAAGTCGGTGGGCATGGTAACTCCTTGAATGCTGAGTGAACGCAAGGCTTAAATTCCGGGGGTGGGGTCAGAACAACTGCCGTCGCCATTGGAATCGCCGACGATGCAGTTGCCTTCTTCGTCCATGCAACTCGTTTCGTCGAGGACTTCGATTTGCAGTTGGACACGGGCGGGATTGTCGTAGATGTTCCAGATATTGGTGCAAATGCTGTGATTGTGTAGTTCGTCGCTGAGGATCGATGCGCTGCGGCAACTTCCGGGGGTTCCGGGTGCGGATGGGATGCAGGCAGCGAAGATGCGCCCGCAGTTGTCATCCGAATCTTCGTTGGCATAACCATCAACGGTGACGTACCAACGGGTGGTGCCATCACCATCACAACCGCAGATCACCATGGCATTCACGTAACTGCCACAGGCTGCCCCCGGAAGTTCGATGTCATAACCTTGCCAGCGTGGGCCGTTGATGGTGTTGCTTTCGCAGTTGGGTTGCGGGTGGCCACCGATCAAGCCGTTGTGTGTGCAGCCAACGCAATACCCCGGCGGGTTCCAGGCACTGCATGCAAACGGAATCTCGATGGTATTACTCATGAAAGCCGGATCGCTACAACAGCAGCGTTCCTGTTCATTGCCGTAGTCAATCAACTGCCATGTGATGCGGATGCGCGACTGGTTGGTAAAACAGCATGGGCCACACGCACAAGCATTAACTGGGACGGGTGCTTCACCGCAGCATTTGCCGCAGATCATAAACAGACCGTCGTCCGTTAAACCAAATCCACCTTCACCCTCATTCCGGGGGCGGGGGTCGATATCGAATTGTCCGTCAGTACCCATGATCGTTGCGTTCCATTAGATTCCGGGGGTTTGGTTGCTTCCGGGGGCGGGGGCGCATTGGCCGTCGTTGTTGGAGGTTCCCATCTGGCAATTGCCTGATACATCCTGACAGACGGGATTGTTGAGAACTTCGAGTTCCACTTGAACATGTGGGTTTTTGCCATAGGGACTGCTGTTGCTGCAGATGGTGTGGTTTTGCTGTTCGCTGACGATTGCAGATGCATGGCGGCAGTTGCCTGGTGCTGATGGGATGCACACCGAAAACAGCACGCCACATTTTCCCGCAGAGCCACCCAGTGAAGATGCGCCGACTGTCACGGACCAGAAGGTGGTATCGCCGCCATTACAATCACAATGCACAGTCGCATTGAAATAGCTGTTGCACGACAAACCCGAAGGATTCAAGTCGTAACCGACCCATCGTGGGCCCTTGATGACATTGCTTGGGCAATTGGACTGGGACGGGTTGGTGCCCAGGCCAGTGAGTGTGCAGCCCGTGCAATCATTGGGTGGCACCCAGGCACTGCATTGCAAGGGGACTTCGATGGCATTACTCAACATGCCCGGATCATCACAGCAGCAACGGTTCTGGACATTGCCTGAATCGATCAATTGCCAAGTGATGCGAATGCGCGATTGATCGGTGAAGCAGCATGGCCCACAGGCGCAGGCATCAACAACGACCTGCTCGCAACATTTGCCACAGATCATGAACAAGCCCCCGGAAGTTAAACCAAAGCCACCTTCTCCCTCATTCCGGGGGCGGGGGTCGATATCGAATTCGCCATTAGCTCCCATCGTCACACACCTCCACCGCCAAGGTTTCGTTGGCGTCATACAGGACGAACTGCATCATGCCCGAATACGGATCGGTGACGTAAAAGCCCGTGCCGATGATGCCGTCACCGGTTGCGGGTGCGGTGACGAGTTTGCCAGCAGCGGGACGTTGCTTGAGGGGTTCGAGTTCTTCACCGAGAATTGAACCACCCTCCAATTCGTCATAGGCTTCGATTGTTTTGACCAAGTATGTTCGATCACATTGCGTGGTGGCATCGCCATCGGTTGTGCCGCCATCCTGCCAGACCTTACAGGGGATCATGGTGGTGCTGGGCACACTGGGTACGCCAAGTTTGACGATGGCCCAACACGGTTCGCCGATGGGAACATCGGGCTCCTTCCAAAGAATCTGCGTGCTGCCCACTGCAGATGATGTCATGAACGCAGGGAAATCGACCGGTGCTTTGGCGAACTGGTGGGTTTCATCTTCGATGATCAGGCGCACCTGACAGATACCTTGGATCATGGCCCGACCCACCTTGCCCGCCAGAATCGGCTCAAGCAGAATGACGTGCTTATCCCAAGCGACATGCGTTTGAGCAACGGGGAACACGGCACTGAAGACAACCTGGTCCAGGAAACTGCCATCGGTGTCCATGATGGTTTGGGGCTCGTATACCGAGTCCTCAATGCCGAGGATGAAGTACCGCCAACAGTCCATGGGCGAATCATTACGAACCCAAACGACACCCCCCGGCCCCGGCCCCCGGAAGGTTCCATTGGCCGACTGCATGGATTTTTCAAGTTTCTGGCGCGGTTTGATGCGTTGTTGATAATCCGCAGCCGCATCGATAAATGCGTTGTACGTGTTAGCCGGGATCACCAAGGGATCGCCGGTACTGACTTTTTTCATGGTGCTCATAATTGGGGTTCCATGAGTAATTTTCGGGGGCTACTTCCAGGCGTTCCGGGGGTGGGGTTATGTGCCGATGTCTAACACACTGAAGTCTGCTTCCTGATAGACTTGCTCCACGTAAGCAGCCACCGGACGTTTGACCATGGCCATTGCATCCATGTCTTCAGCGTCTGCGTATCGCACCCACAGGTATTCCCAACCTTTCTTGCTGATACCGGTGATGCTGCCGATGGTGATGCCGGTTTTGTTGGGCGATGCTGCAAAGCGGAAGGTGATCTCCCAATCCCCACCCCCGGAAGTTCCATCGTTAAATTCTGTGCCATGCAAGGTGCCGGACGCGCCAAGGAACAAGCATTCACCTGCAGCCAGCCCACGGAACGCAGCGTTATTCACTTTGCCAGTGAGTTGGAACAAGGTGCCCTTGTATTCGGGCGTGACCTGCTCGGTGGTGAGGTAATGCGTCTCGCTGAAGTTGTAGATGGGCACGGTGATATCCACGCCCTGCACTTCAGAATTGCCATTGGCATTGGACACACCGATGGCACCATGGAAGTCGGGCGCGGAAGGAATCGACGAATCCGCATACGAGCCCACGGTGTTCAGCGATTGGGTGATGTGCTGCGTCCCACCCATAGTGTCGAAGTTGTAGGTGTACTCATCGCTGCCGGGATCAGGCGTTGAGCTACCCCCACTGGATGAACTGGAAGACTCAGCATAGCGCACCGACGCATCCCAATATTCCTCTGCAATCGGTTCGATCTGCACCGACTGCCTGGGCAGATCGTCGTATGTTTCTGGGGCAAAGTCTTCCACAGCAGCCTTGATGGCCAAGTCGTCATCACTGCCATGAGCGATGAAGGTAAGCGTGACCTGGGCATTGCTGCCGGTGGTACTTTGCCGACTGTCGTATTTTTCCTCAACGGTGATGGGCATGGTGTGGTTCCAACTTCCGGGGGTTAGGAGAAGGACAGGGACGACGAACCGCCGCTACCGTTCTGCACTTCATTGAGCAGACGTTTGACGTGGCGGGCGGTTTCCTCGGTGGCATTGGCGGTACGTTGTGCAATGGATTGATTCGTCATCAGGCCCTGCAAGGCTGCGGAGTTGAACGTGCCGCGTGCCTGTTGGTTGGGACTGAGCGAGCCGATCTGCCCGCCCAGTTCGGCGAGTTTCTTCTTGAGGGTGTCGATCAGGTTGTCGGGTGACGGTGGTTGATCGCCGGACTGATTCTCCGCAGCGGGTTTGTTCTTGGCGGCTTGCTGCAAAAGCAGTTGGTATTCCGCGCGTGTCTTTTCCAGATCGTCCAACGCAGTAGCCATCTGTTTCTCATACTGCGTCTGACGATTCTTGTTGCCAACAGCCTGTTCTTGATCAATGAGATTCTGCTGGGTTTGGCGTTCGTGATCAATGCGTGCCAGGTCTGAATCATATTGTTGCTTGTTTTCAGCCAGTGCTGCATCACGTTGCCTGTTGATGTTGGCCTTGTCCGCATTGGCATTGGTGCGGGCAATGTTGATGGCCATGTCGACGTTGTAGTCTTTGTCGAACAGACCGATCAGGTGGTGCATGCCTTCTTCGACCTTGAGTTGGGCAGAGCGGAAGGTGGACTGCAAGCCTGCGGTCATCGTTGTCCAGGCATCGGACAGGAACGTTGTCGTTTGAACCCACAGAATGCGAAGACCATGCCAGGCATCCACCAATACCTTGGTCACCATATAGAAGGCTTGGCTGGCGACATTGACGATGGTGTACTTGAAGCTCTGCCACAGTGATTCGACTTGGTAGATGCCGCGCTGCCATTCGACTTTCATCGCCTGCCAGAGAATTTTAGCTGCCAGACTCAGGTCACCTGAAGCCAATGCATCACGGATTCCCTGCCAGGCAACCAGGGCGCGATCCTTAAGTTCACCGAATCGGTCACTAAGCCAACGGAGAGTTTTACTGGCAATGTCCGTCATGCTCAGGATGGCAATGCCGATCCCTGCCGCTGCAACGATCACCAAGCCCATGGGTGAGAGCAATGCACCCAGCACCGTGAGTAATGTGCCGATCACACCGACACTGCCGGTGATGATGCCGGATAGGCCGCCGAAGATGAACGCCACCGCCTGGGCGGCCACACCCGTCGTCATTAGGATCACACCGACGGCAGCGATGCCTGCAATGACCAAGGCAGCGGAGCGAACAAGCGATTGATTCTTGGATAACAGATCAATCACCACGCCAGCGTATTTGGACACAATGGCGGCTGCCTTGGCGACAGGTTCACTCAAGGCCTCACCCATAATGCCCAGCACAATGATGCCAGCCTGCTTGATGCGGTTAAAGGCATGGGTGAGGGTTTTGCTGAGTTTGGCATAAGCCTTGTCAGCCAACCCCGCGCGACTTTGCATCGCATCTAGGTCAGACTCAAAACCTTTGAGATTGTTCAAGGCCGGAACAATACCACGCAAGGCAGCAGAGTCGGGGAACAGCTTGGCCAACACATCGGGCGGTAGCTTGGCCAGTTTTTCCATGACGCCGTGCAAGCCCTCGGTCTTGAGCGTCGTGGTGTTCATTTCAAAACCAAGTTCGTGTGCTAACTTGGTGGCTTCGGCGCTGGGCTTGAGGAAGCTGCGCAGAATCCCGTTGACCGAGTCGATGGCCGTGGTGGTGCGCAGGCCGTTGCGGGTGAGCGTGGCAATCATTGCACCCAGTTCATCGAGCGGTAAACCAGCACTGGCAGCGGTGGAGGCCACCATGCCGATCTGTGGTGCCAGTTCGGCAAACGTCGTCTTGCCTCGCTGGACGATGCCAAAGAGCCAGTCGGAGACATCACCAGCTTGCTCAGCGGCCATGCCATAACTGTTGAGCACTGTGGTGATGGCGTCGGCTGCGGTACGGGTATCCGTGAGTCCGGCCTTGGCAGCTTTTGCGGCAACGCCCAATACGTCCAATGCCTTGGCTGGAGCGATGGAAGCCGACAGGATGTCATACAAACCACCGGACAACGCCTCGGTCGATTCGCCAAAACTCACCGCCATCTTGCGGATGCCCTTGGTAAAACCGTCCATGTATTTTTCGGCATCACCATCCGAGAGCATGGTGGCGACGGTGGCCATCTGCTGCTGAAAATCCGCATAGATTTTCAGGCCAGAGAGCAGAGGCACCGCCGCCACGGCCGACACAGCGGTGAGTCGCTTGCCGATCTCGCCCACACTCTTGCCGAAGGCTTTGACGCGCTTTTGAGCTTTGTCGAGACCACGGACTAACTTGCTGTCCTGCGTGGTCAGTTCAATGTACGCAGCCCCGGCGCGAATGTTCCGACTGTTGGCGATACCTGGCGACATAAAATAGTTCCGGCAGACTGGGGATCAGAAAGGCACACAACAAATGAACGAGGCACTACGCTGTGGCCACGATTCCACTCGACACGGTCGTGGTCTTGCGGCCTTCGTCCAGGCCCTTGTTGAAGGAGTCTTCTTTTTCCTTGCGGAGTTTGGTGGAGCCAAGGAACAGCCCGAGTAAACCTGAAGCTGCAGGCAGCAGTGGGCCAAGCATGGGGACACCGGCGACTGTCGGGCCCACCTGGTCCAGAGCCGACAGCGAGAGTTGATTCACCATATTGCGGATCTCGTTGGCGTGTTCGATGTTGGACTTCCACTGACTGCCTGCGGTTTGCATGTGTTGATACCACGACTGGTATTCGCTCTCGGCCTCGTTGAGCGTGATCGTGCTGGCCAGGCCGGTCTGCTGCTGAATGGTGTTGGGCGTCTTGACATGGATCATGTCGCCCATGTCACAGCCTGCAAAACTCAGCAGGCCAAGGACGAGGAAGACGATGACGAACAGGAAGATCAGGTGATTGGTTTTCATAACGATGGTTTCCTTTGGGTTCCGGGGGAGGGAACAAATGTTTTCTTGAGCAAGGCCATGGCATCGTCGGTGTCCAACGGGATCACCGGTGATGCCTGGCTTTGGGCAAACGGATCAAAGTCCGAGGCTTTGAACGTGTGGGAACGATTGAAGGTCAGCAGGTTGCTAAGCAAGGCCATCAGGTTGGACGTGTGCAACCAATCCTGCTTTTGACGACTCTGGGACATCTCGTACAACTGCCTGAGCGTGAACGGATCAGGATGCACGCCGAGGATGCCTGCCAGTTGCCAGATTAAGTCTTGGCAGGTTGCAGCAGGTGTTCGAGTTGCTTTTGCAGTTCCGGACTGTCCAGTTGGGCACTGGCGATCTGAAGCGCTTTTTCCTCCACCTCGCGAAGCTTGGCCAGTGCCTTGCGTAGCACCTGCCGCTTCGCTGCGGGGAAAAAATCTGCTAACTCCTGGAGCAGTGCGGTGGTGGCATGATCGATCACGTCACCTGCCAGCGCCTGGCCAAACTGCTCATCGCTGACGTTGGCACTTTCAGCCTGGTGCTGGCAGATGGCAAAGAGCACGTCGCAGAGCAGGATCGGATCAGTGGAGAGTTTTTCCAGCATACGCGATTTGCTGTCCAGCACATCCAGCAGGTTGACGCCGACCATGGCCTGCACACGTTTGATGGTGGCGACCGTGATCTGCACGGTCCACACGTGGCTTCCGTTATCTGTGAAGGTTTGCATTAGCCGGCACCTCCATCCACCCAAGTTGGGGCGCGACTGACATACGTTGGCTTGACGGTGACGTTGACGGTGATGGCTTCTTCGAGCGGCTCGTTGCGTGTGAAGTTGGTCACCGAGAAGTCGGCGTCGAGGCCACTGCCGCCTTCACCATCCAATACAGCCAGAGCAATGGCGGTGTTGTTGAAATAGGCGTTTTTGATGGCGGTGAAGCCTGCGTCCTCGGTATCCCAGATTAAAGTGAATTCAACACTGCCATTCTTGAGTGTGGCGATGGTCGCTCGCCAACCATTGCTGGCGCGCGTCGTCACGTCCGACTCGCCAGTTTCCAGGTTGAGCGTAACGTCCTTGACGTTGGTCAACTCGGTGGTTGCGGTTGCGCCGGCCGCGCCGTGGTACAGCTTGGCCTGCATCCCTAAACGGATGGACATAGAAATCTCCTTGAATTAAGGGTTATTTGTGTGGTTTATCGAATCGAGCCTGCCCAGAACCGAGGCAGACGCGGTAGGTTTTTACTCAAGGCCGGTCCCATCACGGGGCGTTTGGGGTAGCGATGCCCACGGAACATGCCACCAAATTCGTGGGCCATTGCCGAGGGGCCAACGTGGGCGAACCCGGGGCCGATCAGCACACGGTCGCTGCCCTCGCGGGCATAGACGATGGCACGCCGCAGTTGGCCATGTCGCGTATGCGGTGGCGAACCGGGTGGTGCATAGCGTTTACTTCGTCGAATGCTACGTCGTGCTGTTAACCGAATTGCAGCACCGGCATGGCCCAGACTTTGGAAGCTGGCCTGGTTCATTTTTTGCTGGAGCAACTTTTTGTTGATCCCGTTATGGGGTTTAAAGTGAACTCTGAGCATGGTGGTTTACTTCGTGATGCGATACGTCAACGTCAGCACCGACGTGAACACCCTTTGATTGGCCAGATGCTCCGGATCGTAGATGGGAACATTCTCCACCTTGATCCAGATCGCATACGGCATGTCGGTCAACGGCTGGCGTTGCAAATATTCCGCCATCTGCTGTACCAATCCACTCAATTCCTTAACGGCAGGATCGATTTGGTCCTGCGTGACTGTGAGTTTTTGCTGGATACCGATATCAACCTGACAGTCGTATTGACTGAGCTTGCGTGTGATGCTTTGAATCTGCACACCACGCGGAACAACGCTGACAGTCAACTCCCTCAACTGTGACAGATCGTGGATCGGCAACACCTGTCGTTTGGCATTGGTGACAATCCATGACTGATTAAGTTGCAATGTCACGGCGTCCGCCAAATCAATGAGCATTTTCATCATTACCCCCTGAGTAAACTAAAAAGAATATTCATCATGCTGGTCACACCGGCACCTGCGATCAGCCACATCCAGCGGGCATGGCGAATCGCATTCTGTTCCAGGCGATCCAGACGAATGTTGATGCCCGGTTCGCCATTACCACGAATGGCGTGATCGAGCCGGTCAAGCTTGTTGTGCAGTTCATCAAACTGAGAGCAACTGGAATCGCATGCGTGATGCGTTGGGTTGGTCATGTATTTGCGTCTCCCAATAGTCGGGTGTGAATACGGAGGGTGGTGTGGTACGGATCGCAGTAGCGGTAACAACCGTCGTCACCAAAGTTGGTGATTTCGTACTGCTTGTCATCCATCGTCAGGATGTCACCGGGTTCAGGCTCAAACGCTGCCGGGAAGTCATCTGCGTTGATCAAAAAATCCCACATGCTTGATTCGATGGTCACACCACCGACGGAGGATTTTTCATACTTGCTGATGCCCAGCGAGGCATGGACGGTGTACGAGGATTCGCCTTGTTGATAGGCAACTTCCTGCGTACACCATCCCGCCCTCACCCTGGCGAGCCACTGCATGCCTTCTTTCATGTAGTCTCTGGCCATACAGTTTGCCTTTGATCATGCGGTGAGTTTGACGCGAATGGTCGCATCGTTGTCACCGGCATCAGACACGGCTTTGCCCATGTACTTGCCTTCGATTTCGGTGGGCGTCACGTATTTGTTGGCCGAGTCCCAATAGAGCTTGGTGCCCGTGGTGATGGCCATACCTGGGCCACCGATCTTGGGCACATCGTAAATGCCGGTCACCGACAAGCTGCCCAATGTGTTGGCAGCGATGTCGAGTTTGGCAATTGCCACCAAGTCTTCCTGGACAACGACGTCGCCAGCGGCCACATCAGCGGCTGGGGTGTAGTCGATACTGTCACCTTTGTGAACGAATGTTGCGATCATGTAAGAAATGCTCCTGCGAGAAGAAAAAGATTAAAAACAGCTTGTTTTCAAGGGAAAAACTACGGATACTTCCTGTAAGGATTACGCCTCGCCCTTGAGTTTCACAGCACCGCGATGGTCCTGTTCACGGACACCAAAGTCGATATACCCCCTAAACTGCACCCCGAGTGTTGAAAAATCTGCATCGGTTTTTTCGACGGTGGGACGGTCCACACCATTGAGGAATGCCACCTCAATAGCCGACAAACGATTCGGATCAGACAGCAGATACCACGCCTTGTTCGACGCATTGGCAAAACTGGTGTTGGAGAGGTAGACGCTGGACACGACATCGAACTTGCCCGCATGCGGATTCGTCGATGGCTTGGGCTTGTTGGTCGTGGTGGTCTCATTGAGTTGCAGGCTCTTCATGAGCATCTCAGCCGCCACCTTCAAACCCGGCGGCACCAGCAGCAGCGACGGCATGATGCCAAGGGGTTTGCCATTGGGCTTGACCTGCTGGGCAAAGAGGATTTCCGCAGCGGTGAGGCCGTCGATGGACAGCGCGGTATCGGCACCCTCGCTGTAGTTGTTGTGATCGGCGTGGAAGAATGCTTTGCCATCGGCCTGTGTGGGGTTACTTAACCACAGAGCCCACACGGCTTCGGCGATGGCTTCAGCTGCACCCATGCCGATCTGACGCGGGATATCGGTGAAGGCACCGAGGTCATCGTTGATGATCATCTGCCGGGTCAGCGCGAACATGATGCCATGGGTGTCGGCTTTCTGCCCGAACTGCTGTTCATCAAGCTGGCCATGCTTGATTTCGCCATCGGGGCCCACTTGCTGGAATTTGAACGAGCCGGTCATGCGATAACGCGTGTGCTCCTTGAAATCGTTGACGCTGGCAATCTTGGCAATGCGACGCCAGGCGTCTTCGACGTAGTTGTAGCCCTCGAGCAGCATCTTGTTGGCGATGTTGCTCAGCACCCCCGGCAACGACGCGGTGCTGAAGGCGGCCTGCAACCAACCGGTGGCATCACGGCGGAAGCGAGGTAACTGCTGGCCGGATGCCATCTCGCAAAACTCCTGCACACCAATGCCACGTAGCTTGTCAGCGGCTTCGAGGACCGGTTCGGCATACAGCGTCTGCACCCGATTACTGGGCAAACCACTAGCCATGAGGGCGACGGCTTCGAACACCTGCGGGTTGCCCCCCGGAAGCTTCGAACCAGCCCCATGAATCGCCATCGGCACCTGCGGGCGCGACGCACGCAGCACATGCAGTTCGGTCTTGGTCATATCCCAACCTTCCTCAATGGCCTGGGCTTCGACACCTGGAAGTTTGCCATCGCAGATCGAGCGGATGGCTTGGATGCGCCGGGTTTCTTCAGCCATCTGACGACGCATCTGCATCATGGGATTCTGATGGTCCAGGGTGTCCTGGCGTGGCGCATCCGAGACATCTTGCGTTGCACGCGCGGCGATGGCGGCAGGACGTGCGGGCGACGGGAGTTCCGGGGTCGGCGCTTTGGGCGGCGTGGTTTCGGTGGTCGGAGGTATGGCCGGTTTGGGATCGATGACGGTGGTGGTTGCATGGTTGCTTTGGGTACCGGGGGTGGTTTGGCTTCCGGGGGTCATAGACGATTGCTCCTTGCTGTTGGCTGCGATGCGGGCAGACGTAGACGAGTCTGCCCCGTTATCAACGAATGAGATTTCTTTGAGGATGGCTTTGCGGACGACGTGGATTGGGCCATCAAACGTCCGGCCATTGACGGTGACGTTCTGGCCGTTGGGAATGAACTGGGCATCGATGACGGCTGCGCCGATGCTGGCCTGCCAGGGGAATCCGTTCTGGCCACTGCGGATGACGTCACGTGCCCAACTGGTGTCGCGGCTGACGAGGCCCTCGGCGATGAGGCTGCCGTTTTCCACCGCGACGCGCTGGGTGTGGCCGACACCTTGACGCGATTGGTGGTCCAGGCGAACGGGAATATCTTGCCTGTCGATGGCCAGACCTTCCAAGTCCACCACGACGGGGTGCGGAAAACCCTCAATCCGCATCAGGCCACCGGTATAGGCAACCATCTTAAATTGAGGAATCCCCCCGGAAGCAGTTTTCTCGCCTGCGGCTTCGATGGTCAGCGGACAGGTGAACGACAGTTGGTCAGGCAGTTGCTGTGTTGGCGACAGTGTCATCGGCATTGGCAGAAGGCTCCTGTGAAGGTGAAGAAGTAGGTTGAACCGGCTGACTCTCCGATGTCGTCAGCCCCAGTGTTTGAATGAGTCGGGTTTCCTTGGCACGCTGGCGAAGTTCGGTTTCCCAATCCTTGCCCTGGCGGGCATATTCAGCAGCCAATGTGGTGGTATGACTGGTCAAGCGTTTGGCTTGAGCATTGGCTTCCTTAGCCGGATCGACATGCTCGGTTCCGTCGAAAAACCAGCCTCTTACCAGTGGCATGGGTCGCCCCGACAAGGTGGGCATACTGCGCACTGTGCGCAGTATGGAAAGCTCCGGCGTGAGCATGGCTTCACGTATCCATGCACTGAAAATCTGATCCAGCACGATTTCCGCAAGGTGCATCTGCTCCACGCGGATGGATTTGTAATAGGTCTGATGATCCAATCGCCCTGATGCGTAGTTGTAGCCCGACGAATTGCAGGCCGCGATGTTATAGGGAAGATTTAAGCAGCGAGCGATCTCATTGAGAATCTCGCGTTTAAACTCCGCGTAAGTGGTGGCTGGTTGCTGTGAGTCGATCTGACCCAGCCGCCAGCCATCGGGCAGTACCGTGGCCATGCGCTTCTCAAGACTGACAATGTCCATCGGATCAAGCGGCTGGGCTTCCCCATTGGCAGGTGAGTCGGTGTACAACACGGCGGCAAAGTCGGCAGCGGTTTCGGCAGCAGCGATGACGGCCAGGGTGTAGCGACGCAGTTGAGCAAACAATGGTAGCGCCGGAGTGATCTCCGGAATGCCACGATGTTGTTCAGGCCGATCCGCTCGGAACCAATGGATCACCGAGCTTGCCGGCACTTCGTCGTACTGCGACATCCATGTGGAGTAATTGCCCAGGCCACCGGGATGCTGACGCAGGATGGAATAGAACTGCGGGTTGCCGAATGAATCGAGGATCACACCATCCACATCGTTGCGTGTCGGCAACATCACCGACGACGGTGACGTGATGCGATCGGCTTCCACCAGTTGCAGGTCCATCGCCACCGGTGAATCAATGTTGGGGTTGAAGCTAAGCACGCCGAACGCTTCACCATCGGTGCTCTTGGCCATGCGCATCGTACGGAGCTTGGATGCCAGATTGACGGCTTTGCTCCACTGTGCGAAAGCATCTTCGATCTGGCGGTTAAGATTGTCGTTGCTGGTAAGCAGTTGCAGACGCGGGCCGGTGCCGATGCAGTCGTTGGCCAACGTTAACACAATGCCCTTGGCATAGCTGTTGTTGGCCACTTCATACCGGGCACGCTCCCGTAGTTTCTTACGGATATCTGCCGATGCTGCACAGTCAGCCGACATCGCATCAGCCATTGCCCAGTGCCGGGCATTATCCGCAGTCGTCTGCGCCGCGTCGTAACGCGCCCGCACCACGTTGGCCATCGGCTGTTGGCGCTGCACCTGCGGCTTGGATTCAGATTGTTTTCGGAAAAACTTCCGGGGGTCAAACAGATGCATCAAACCGTGCCTCCGGGATTGATCTTGAAAATCTTCACGCCCAGTCCTTTGGATTGAGCAGCCTTCTTTGACGCCAGGTAACGATCCACCGCGATCTGGTCCTTGAGTGAATGCTGCTTGACGTGCTGGCCGTCGACCGACACTTCAGCCGGTGCGGTCGCGTTTTCTTCAATGGTGTTTTCAAGTGCGTTGTCAGTCATGAATTTCCCTCGGACTTATGTAGCGTGGTTACATTACTAATTGCCGATACCCCCCTAAATTTGAGGTAGGTTTTTGCGAAAAAAATGAAAAAAGTGCAGATTGTTGGGATGTGGTGTTGTGGTAGGCTCAAAAACGCTGCGGTTGCGAGTCGGAACGTTTCATGCACTGGCACGTGGCATGGTGCTTCCACTCATCAGTCGGTGCCGCAGTGTTCTCATGAATGGAATCATCAGACATATCAAATCCCCAAATCGACAAAAAATGAATCCGCCTATTTATTACATACACGGCGCAGAACAAAACTGTCCACAAATTTGAAGGAAAGTATGAAAATACTTAAAAAACTTGACAAACATAGATAGATTCAAGTATCACCACTTACTATGTTGCAGATCGGATAGACGCATCGGCTTGCGATTCATACTGACTTTCATATCCGTACCCAGCAGCACAACGCCTTGCATGGATGCTCCCACCGCGCAACCCACCAGACAGTCCAGCCAGTGGTTGTCGGGGCGCGTGGCACGAAGTTTCCACTCATCGACCGTGCGGCCCTGCGCCATGGACTTGACGCGGTATTCGGCGGTCAGGTGATCAGCCAACATACGATGGGCTTTGTCGTCACGTCCGTAGAGTGACAGACAACTCGGATCACCCATGGCCACGCTGAGCCGCGCATGCACGAATGTCTTCCAGTAGTTGGTGTCGATCAACGCATGGCGTACCTGGCGTTTGCCCACGGTATTGGGAATCCGCCAATGCAGGCCAACGCGATCACCACGCTTGCGCCGGTATTCACTGAACGGAATACTCGATGCGCCGACATATCGCCCATGGCTGGGTAATAGCAATCCCGCATGCTGGCTCTGTCGGCAGAACTGATACACCACATCGGTGGACTGCCCCCAGTTGGCATCGATCAGGCAACGGTCGATGCGCATCTCCGCGCCATCATCGCGCCGGTAGACCGATGCCAGTTTTTCAGCGGTGAGCATGTCCAATCCGGCGTAAATCTGCCCCTCAAGCCCGGCCCCTGGTGCCGCACGACTGATCGTGGAGCGAATGTCACGCAGCGTGAAATAGGCACGTTTCTGCTCGGGCCATGTGCCATAGTCGATGATGTATCCTGTAAAATTCTCCTCCCACGCGCATAGCATCCAGAACAAAACCTTCTGCTGCACGTCGATGAACATGGTCATGTGATTGCAGGCCAGCGGGATAATGCTCTGAGGGTGTCCATTGGTCTTTGCGGCAATGGCGTCGGCGGTGAGCATCTCCTCACCGACGGATTCGATGATCGGTTCGTTCTGGTATTCAGCAAAGAAGGCAGCCTCGTCACGCAGTCGCAGGTTCATCGCATGCTGGATGGCTGACAGTTCGTCGTCATTGTGCCGCTGCGGCCAGGCAACGATACTGCCAGCGTCCATGGCTTCCCTGTTATCGCGATAAAACTCCGTCGCTTGTGAGCCGTCACCGTCGTTACGCAGACTATCGGCACGAATCTCGGTGTACCGTGCCCAGAGTTTGTCGGCGCTGGCGTTGGGGAAGGCATACACCATCTTGGTGCGTTCGCCCTGCCATTCAGGGTGTTTGTCCCGGTCGAGGATGTTGTCAGCCATGTCTGCAGGCCGGATCACCGTGCAGGCCATGAGTCCCGCGATCTTTTTGCCCGGTCCCGCCATGCCCAACACGTCACCGGCCAGGATCGCTTCACGCCGTTGGCTTTGCGAGGGTGACCATGCGGACTCGGTGGTTTGCGGGTCATCAACCAGTACCAGTTGCGGTCGCACCACCTGCCCGTCGGCCCGGGCGTAGTTCTGGCCACGAATATCACTGCCCTTCATGCCACTGCTTGAGATGACGGTACCCGAGGCCAGGCTGCCTTCGATCACTGGTAACACCACGCGATCCGATGACCAGTCAATGCGCGTGGGCACGCCTTGGTACTTTTGTCCCTTCTGGCGATTGGTGATCCGCTCCAAACACCGGATCGGGTACGTCACCTCCGGAAAGTCCTCATGCAGCTGCGGGTTGGTTTCCAACCAGATTTTGATATTCTCCAGCAGGTCACGAGCGCGTTCGGCACTGGCAGCAACCAGGCAGATGAAAGGTGATGCACCGATCAACGCAGCCCACAACACCGCAGTCTGACACAACACAGTGTTGTGCGTGGGCACCATCTTCCGCCCGGCCAAATACAACTGCGACGGGGAATCCACCTGAATGCACCGCACCGGCACCGATTCAGTTGGCGCGATCGACACGATGTATCGCACAGTAGACAACGCCTGCGGATCAAACTGTAGATTCTCATTGCAGCCCTGCAACGGCTTTACACGCGGTAAGCGGTAGCGTTCAAAACGACTGCGTTTACCGGGCAACTTCATCTCATCCACCATCTGCTGCGTTGTCAGTGTCAGTGGTTTTTCCCCACTTAACCGATCCTCTACCGTCCACAGGTGATCGGCATCGCAGACGATTGCCTCGCCATCGCTGAAGCGGACGCAGTAGCACGGATGATCATGCATCACCTCGGTGGCATGGATCACCCGGCACATCCGGCCACGCTCATCAAACAAAGTGTCGCCGACCTTGACGTCACCCATGGTTGTCCAGCCATTGGGTGTGGCCAACGGCGTATTCAATGCCAGAGCCTTCCCCGATCCACGCGGCATCGCCATGGCGAACAGGCCACCCGTGCGCACAGCCTTCTCGATTTTCTCAATCACCCGAAGGTGATCGTCTGACCAGGACAGGTAAAACACCTCGGCGAAATACGTCTCACAGAACCCCCGGAAGGATGCAATAGCTTGAGCCTTGCGTTCCGGATCAACGACCCCTGGTATTTCGCCGATGTCCTGTGCCGAACGCACGGCCTCTGCATTGCGCTCGGCTTGCCTGGCTTTCTGCTCTTCGTAACTCAACGGTCCGGATTTGGGCTTAACCGATTCCAACGTCAGCCATGCAGCGTAGCGGAACAGATCCACCGTCTGCGGGTTGGATGGATCGCTGATGCTGTAGCCCGCGCGGTTGCGGTGACGACGCAGTTGGAACTCCGTCAGCGAATCAGCATCAGGCAGGTCCACCGCATTGACGATGCGCAATAAATCAGCAGGCCGGAGTTGGCGTGGGTTGAATGCTTTTTTACTCATCGTCTGCCTCCATTTCCGGCCGGGCCAGGAACGCGACGTACTCGATCAGGCTGAACGTGCCGTCGCCACGGAGCAGTTGGCCGTCATCAATGACCTGTTGAATCTGCTCTGCTTCGATCCGGCGGTTGAATGCTTTGGACAGAATCTGCGCTGCCTGCGGCACCGTCATGGCCGTGATCTTCAACTTCTTTGGACTATCTGTAGTTTGTGTCATCAAATTTAAAAAACACCTTAAAAATAAGGGTTAAATGCATGAATGTGCCTTGATTCATGTCTGCTTTCATGGCTGAATGTGTCCATAGAAAGGACATCACACATGAACGCCAAAACCACCAAACGAACGCAGGCATACAAGGACGCGACGATCAACGAGATCGCCCATCGCATCCTGCGAATCGACACCCTGCAAACGCGCAAAAGCGATTCATTGGATTTTCACGAGGTCGCCGTCTGGACCCTCAAAGAGGCGTTGGAAGCCGCCTTTGAAGCTGGACGCCAGGCAAACCATTAACCCCACGCATAGGAGTAACACACACATGCGGATCACACGGATTGATTTTGAAGGACGCGAAGGCATTTTCGCCATCGCCAAACGCCAGCGCGATGCCAAGCAGATTGAGGTGGAGATTCTTCAGCCCACCATGCAGGCCAGCCATTGGGTGGATGCCGATGACGAAGACGAACTGTTCGCCATGGCGGTATTCCTGCAGGAACTGCTCGATGGCTACCAAGGCACGATGGAAGAGGCTGCCTGTTACTACAACCCACTGCTGTGTATGAGCGACATTGGAATCTAAGGAATCAACATGACCACCAAGCTCAAAAAACAAACTGCCCAAAACGTCTACGCCCAACATCGCCAAGACATCACCAGTCTGATGGTTTGGCTGGAACTCGAACTGGAGAAACACCGCATCAACGCCAAAGGCCAACCCAACAACTTTGGGATGGCAGGAGACCTTGAGCTCACTCGAAAACAGCTCATTGACGCACTGGCCTCGCTCTCCCACAGCGAACAACACGAAATCGAAGACCTGCTCAGCAATTGTCGCTGAGCATTTTTGTTTAACCACCAATAGAAGGAATCCATCATGAAACAAGAAGACATCCAAATCGGCGGAACATACCTGGTCGGCCTTGCAGGCAATCTGGTGCCGGTGCTGATCACCGACAACCATCCGTCCGGCACCGGCTGGCACGGCAAAACGGTGAAGACGGGCAAGCAAATCGTGATCCGCTCGGCTCAACGCATTCACAAGGCTGTGGACAACGAGCCGCAAGCTGGTGGCGATGCCAACCCCTCGGAACCTGTCGCCCAACAAGGCAAGCGCAAACCCAAGGCGACGCCATCTACCACCGACGCTCCCAAACGCGACACAACGAAACCTGCCGCGACATGTGGCAATCAGGACACCAGCAAGCCCATGAGTCTGATCAACGCGGCTGCACATCTTTTGGCCCAAGGTGAACAAGCCCCCATGCGATGCAAAGACATCGTCGAACAGGCCATCAACCAGAACCTCTGGCAACCGGGCAAGGGACTGACTCCAGCCAGTACCCTTTACGCAGCCATCGGCAGAGAGATCAAAACCAAGGGTGACGCCAGCCGGTTCGTCAAGGCTGAGCGCGGTATGTTCACCGTCGCCGGGAAGGGAGCGTGATCCATGCCACGCCCCCACCGACAACGTCATGCGGACTTCCGCGTGCAGGATGATCATCTGGAAATGCACGTTGCCTTCTCGCATCAACCGGATCGCAACTATGTCCACCGTTGCACACGCGACATGTTCCGTGAGGTGGCCTACGCCATCGAAGACCATGCCGCAGGCGGGACCACGCTTGAGCAAATCGTCCAGGCCATCGACGCGCCCTACACGCAGGTCAACGTCGCACTTGCCTTCATGCGCGAACGCGGTTGCGTTGAGATTCGCCGTCGCCGCACCTTCCCGGCCTCGGACATCGTGTATGAAGATGCCATGATCGAATTCATGTATCTGGCTCAATGCGCAGAGAATCATTGATTGCATAACAACACTGCTTTCCAGCCCCGACAACTGTCGGAGTTTTTACGTTAACTTTTGGTGAATTGATATTGGAGGTTAGCAACGCGCCGATATAATGAATGGATCAATGGCGTATTGATACGTTTGATCGCTGATTGGGTTGTCAGGCTTTTGAGTCGGGCGACTGTTTGGCGGCAATTCGTGTGGCTTTTTTGCCGACAAACTCCTCCCAACGTTTGACAATCACATCGCAGTACAACGTATCGATTTCCATCAGGTAGGCGTTGCGTCCGGTCTGCTCACAACCCATGAGAGTAGAACCGCTGCCACCGAACAGATCGAGGACGTTTTCGCCAGGTTTGGACGAATACTGAATGCAGCGAACAGCCAATTCGACGGGTTTCTCCGTCAAATGCACCATGGCCTGTGGGTTCACCTTTTTTACATGCCACAAGTCTGTAGCATTGTTTGGACCATAGAAGTGATGGCCAGCTCCTTCCTTCCAAGCATAGAAGCAAATTTCAAATGCGCCCATAAAGTCTTTGCGCGTAAGGACTGGATGCTGTTTGTCCCAAATCACGCACTGTGAAAAGTACAACCCGGCAGCTTTGATCGGCACGGGGTAGTTGGCGAGGTTGGCATAGCCGCCCCAGATGTACGCTGAGGCCCCGGGCTTCATCACGCGTGACGCGTTGGAGAACCAAGCCAGCAACATGTTGTCAAAATCCTCGTCACTGACGAAGTCGTTTGCCAAGGGGCGATCCTTGGCTCGCATTTTTTGCTTAGCTTTTTTGCCGTCGGTAGCACCACGTGCCTTGTCAAAACTCTGGTGATGAAGGTGGGCTTTCTTATCTCCAAATGAGC